CAACAAAGTTCAACATCTCTTCCTGGAATTTCTGGAGGCTGTGGCGGTGGCGGCTGTGGCGGTGACGGCGGCGGCGCATCAGGCGGTTCTGGTACTTCCGGACAGGGCACTGCTGGAGGCGCAGGGGAAACTGGTGCTTCAGGTGGCGGCGGTGGTACAGGGACATCTGGTGTTAATGCAACTACAACCCAGGCAGGCGCAGGTGGATCTGGGTATACCTGGTTAGATGGCGTTCAAAGAGGCGGCGGTGGAGGCGGCGGCACTGATCCACGAAAAACTGTAGGTAGAAATGTAGGTGCAGGTGGTGCAGGTGGCGGTGGCCGTGGCGGGGCATATTCTTCAGTAAACGGTGGCCCGCAAAATTCAGATTTACCAGCACTTGCTGGCACAACTAACACTGGATCTGGTGGTGGTGGCGGAGGTCTTGATCCCAACAATGCTGGAATGATGGGCGCATCTGGCGGATCTGGTGTAGTAATTATTAGATATTTGACTGGGAGTTAACAAATGGCACACTTTGCAAAAATAGAAAACGGAATCGTAACACAAGTAATTGTAGCTGAGCCAGATTTCTTTGACAGTTTTATAGATTCTTCACCAGGTGAATGGATTCAAACTTCGTACAACACACGAGGCGGAATCCATTACCAACAAACTGAAAATGGAATCATTGAATCCGAAGATCAGAGTAAATCTTTAAGAAAAAACTTTGCGTGTAAAGGTTATACATATGATAAGGAATTAGACGTATTCATACCACCTAAACCGTTCCACAGTTGGAATTTAAATACTAGTACTTGTTTTTGGGAACCACCAACCCCTAAACCTAGTGACGAAAATGATTACACTTGGAACGAAGAAACACAGTCCTGGGATCAAGTAACCTGAATCGATAAATAAGTGTAATAACGATAGGATTATTACACAATGGCAGTTAACTTTCCCAGTAACCCAACCGACGGCGATATTCATAATGAAAAAGGTCGCCGTTGGTTCTATGACAGCACCAGTGGTGCCTGGAAAAGTCTTGTCAATAGTACAACTATTGACACAGACACATTAATTGAAGGCACTAATTTATTCTACACTGACACACGTGTAAACACTTATCTCACAACAAATAATTATGCTACGGAATCGTATGTAGACAGCGCAGTACAAGGCGTTGACAATACTGATGAAATTACTGAGGGTACAAACAACCTTTATTATACTGATGCCCGTGTACAAACTAAATTGGGCAATGTAAGTGGTGATATTATACCAGATACAGACGTTGCATATGACTTGGGTAGTGCATCAAATAAATTTCGTGATCTATATCTAAGTGGCAACAGTATACAACTAGGCACTAGACAAATTACACAGGATAACATTCCTGATGTTAATTTAAGCATTGCACCAGAAACACTTGAAATACAAGTAGATGCACCTGCATCTGGACAAGATACAGCCTGGTTGTGGACATGGGAACAAAGTACCCTTCCTTATGCACGTAGAACTATTACAAATTCTCCAGAAGTAAGTGTTCCTTTATACAAACAAGGTACATATACAGTAAACAACTACGCTGCGTACACAACTCATGGTAATATGACTCAGACACATAGTTTGTATTTGAAATGGTTAGACGGTTCAGGAACAGATAACCTTGTAAGTTGGGCTACTGATAATCCCAATAATCCAATAAGTGATACACACCCAGATATTAACGGAGGTAATGCTACTGATGTACAACGTATAAGTGTAAACGTACCAGCAACCGTAACACCACCTACTTTAACTAATCCTAGTGTAAGTTATACTGTTACAAACAATGCAAATGGCGCATATACTTTTAGCGGACCTGCAAGCGGAGACAACCCTAACCTAGGACCTGTATACAGAGGCGGTACATATACATTTAATGTTAGTGCAACTGGACATCCGTTTTATTTGACAACAGACAATGGAACTAATTTTAGTGCAGGTACATACTTTGGAGAGTACACAACTGGTGTTACAGGTTCAAGGTCAGATAGTGGTACTGTAACTTTTGTAGTACCAGCCGGTGCACCAGATACATTATATTACCAATGCGGCAACCATAGCAGTATGCGTGGAGCCATTACTATTAAAGACTTAGCAGTCGAAACAAACAATAACGGAAACTATGTAGTATACTTCCAGCACACACAAGAAGGACATAAGACTCCAGTAGAGATACGTCCTATCCCATCATTAGTTAATCAGATGTGTCTTGTATATGATGCAGGAACAAACAAGTTTGTACCACAAGACTTAGCAACTTATGTTGAAAACACACCTTCGTTCGAAAACAAAATTCGTGAAGTAGCAGGTACAGCAGAACTGGTTGTTGAAGATGGTAGCACTGTAGTTGCCAAGGTTAACGTATATGACGACAGTACATATCTACCACTAACAGGAAACAATGCTGGTGACCAAGCATTTGCTACAGACAATAATATCCTTTACATTTGGGACGGCACTGCTTGGCAACAAGCAGGTGCAAGCAACAGTGATGATTTAACAGAAGGTACAACAAATTTATTTTTAACAAATGAACGTGTAGATGACCGTGTTTCAAGTTTAGTAGTAGGTGGTAACAACATTACAGCAACATATGATGATGCCGCCGGAACATTAACATTAGATGGACAACCAGGTTATACTGATGCTGATGTAGACAATCTAATTGTAGGTGGAAATAACATTACAGCAACTTATGATGCAGTAGCAGGAACATTAACATTAGATGGACAACCAGGATATACTGACAGCGATGTAGGCACATATCTATCCAATAACGGATACGATACTTCTACAAATATTATTGCAACTATTACAGATAGCGCACCTGCTACACTTGATACTCTTAATGAGTTAGCCGCGGCATTGGGAGATGATCCTAATTTTGCCACCACAACTGCAAATAATATTGCAACAAAAGTAAGCAAAACTGGCGATACTATGACTGGAGATTTAGTTACTACTAGAGTACGCACATCACAACCGTTTTTTGTAAACAGTCAAACAGTAACAGAAGATTATACAATTGCAGTGGGAGACAGTGCAATGGCTGCGGGTCCAGTAACAATTGATAGTGGCGCAACTGTAACGATAAGTAGTGGAAGCAGGTGGGTAATAGTATAATGGCAAATTTAAGAATAAAAGGCGATACAAGCGGATATGTAGATCTAATAGCACCTGCAGTTGCAGGTGCGCAAACTATCAACCTGGACAGAGTTGTTGAAACTGATTCATCAGGAAAATTAATTATAAGTGGAAGAGTTGGCATATTAAATAATGCACCTGACATTCCAGGAACAAGCCATGACACTGTGGTAGTAGGTGATATAACATCTAATGCAACGGGTATTATATTGCAGGGTGCTGATAGTTCAGCAAACATGACTTATGGGTTTTATGATGGCAACGGAACAAGTGTTTCAGCAAGAATGTTATACAATACTGTAAGTCATACTATAGATTTTTATATAAAAGATCCTAGTACTACTAGCGAAAATATAATTTTAACAATAAAAGAAACTGGATTTGTTGGTATTGGAGCAACGAGTCCAACAAGAGATTTAGAAATAAGGAATAATAATCCAGGACAAAATACTGGTATTAAAATACATAATAATAGTTCATCACATGCAGCTATTATTGAATTAGAGGCTGGCCGAGGTACTGATGACCAAGACGTTAGTCAGATATTAACAGCTAACAATGGTAATAATATCACAAATATTAAGTCGCACAGACAAGGACCAGATGGTGGAGATTTACGATTTTTAACCAGTCCTTCTGGAAGTGGTGATTCACTCACAGAACGTATGCGTATTAGTGCAACTGGGCATATTAGTATGCCAGATCAACCTGGGTTTTATGCCTATGGTATGCCAACCATATCAAACGGATATGTTATTAATTTTCAAAATGTTAATTATAATGAAGGAAATTATTATAATAATAGTACAGGAACGTTTACAACTCCAATAGCTGGATATTATTTTATAAGCATAGGTATTTTATTTTCAACTGACGGACAAATGTATGTAAGTGACGGGTCTGGTGATTTTATTGGTGCAAATGCACGTGGCGGTGGCGGTACCGGTGCCAGTGACGGTACTAGTGCAACAGCTTCGGGAATTTTTTATATCCCAGCAAATAGGGCTATTAAAATACAATCCCCGACTGGTTCAGTTGCGCCCAGTACGCCAAGAAACTTTTTTACAATGAGATTGGTAGGATAAAACATGAGTACGTTAGCAGTAGAAAACATAAAACACGAAGATTCAGTTAATAATGCCATTGTATTAGATGTTAACGGAAATTTATCTATTGAAGGTATTGCAACTGTTAATAGAATAATTAATGCAACAGACAGTGCTGACCCATGGCTAAAAGGTGTAAACAGCAGTAATGCTGAAACTTCTTTTATTAAGCAAGATGGTACCGCATTTTTAAACGTAGGGTTAGGTATAGGAACAAAAACCCCAACAACTGGGTTAGAACTCAGCGGCCCAGGAAACACTACTAGAATTAAATTAATAAATGGTAGTGATCAAGTTAATTTTGGATTATGGGATGGGTCTAATTATAGACTGGAAGGAGACGGAAACAGGCCGTTATTTATTACAAGTTATAGTTCTGATAATGCTCCTATTAGATTTGGAATAAATGGAGGAACAAACGTTATAGTTTCGAATACTGGATCATTAGTTGTAGGTAATACTAGTTCAAATGAATCAGGAAGTATTAATCCGACAGATGCAGTTAAAATACAAAGTTATGGTCCAGTATCAATTCGTTCACCATCAGCTAATCATCAATTACGATTAGAATCAAGATCAGATTATGCACAAAATACTGAAGATAGTACAATATGGGTATCAGATAGTAATACTGGCGCTTTTACTGGTGCTGGTGCACATTTAGTATTTGAAGGCAGGCGAGCTGATCGTAATATGTACTTTAAAGTAGGTAACAGATCAACACCTAATCATATATTTGACTATTTTGGAAATGTTGGAATTAATACAACTAATGCAGTTAGTGGAACTGATGATATTAGTCTACATGTACATGGAAAAGAGAATCAAAGTGCTACTGTTAGAGTTACTGCGGATATAGCATCAAATAACCAGTACGGTAGTGGTATAGATTTAGTAGCACCAAAATTAAATAGTAGTCCATTTATTAGATTTTATGATACTGCTTCTAATGACATCAATGGTACAATTGTAGACGATTGTAATTGGGCAATAGGTGCTGATGATAGTGGCGTTAGTAGTTTTAAAATTGTTTATGGTGGAGCAAGTGGAACTAATCGTATTACTGACATACAGGGTGTTTCTGCAGCTTTAACTATTGACAATAATGAAATGACTACTTTAAATTTAAAAATGAGTGAAATCAGCGATCTATTTGGTGCTGCTAGTGTTGGTAGTAGTACTACTAATACTCATACTAGTCAGACTCCTGCTAAAGGAGGCTATATGGTGCATGCTTTTATAAGATACAAAGGCACCGCACCAGGTGGCGACCCTGACAGAGTAGTTATTGAAGCTAGAAAAAATGGAACTGCATTTGCAAGTGCAAATATATTGGAAAATGATAGCAATTTATCAGGTGCTAGTGGTAGCAGTACAGGATTAGATGACTTTGGTAGTTTTACTGCTGCTGTAGAATTAAATGGTAGTGATACCCTTTCTGTGGTATCATATACAACTGATCCTGGAGACCCAGGTGGCGCAGATTATGATTACAGAATATTAATATATAGGATAGGAGGATAAAATGCAAGACTATCAAATTAAATTTGAAGCAATAAGGCGCCTAGGTGTTGTAGGATACTCAATTGACGGTAAAACAAACGAAGTAACTTATAATAGTCCTGAGGATGCACCTAGTGATGCTGAACTACAATCTAAAATAGAAGAAATTAAAAGTGCATTGCCTATATCAAAATTGAGAAATTCAAGAAATAGAAGATTACAAGAAACTGATTGGACTCAATTAGGGGATATTCCAGCAGATACAAAATCTGCCTGGCAAGCATATAGACAGGCATTGAGAGATATCACAAATACTTACAGTAGTTTAGATGATGTCGTATGGCCTACAAAACCGGAGTAACACATGTCATTAGTTTTAGATGGAGATACAGGGATTGTTGGAGTATTACTTACTGATGGTAATGGTAATGTAATTTTTGATACAAATACTCTTTATGTTGATGCACCAAACAATAAAGTTGGTATAGGTACAATTAACCCAAACAGAAAACTTGAAATTATCAGTGAAATTGATGGATCACCATTAAGAATACAAGGAAACAGCTCTGTTACACAAATGGAATTTGCAGTATCCGGTGGCACTGTAGAAGCTGGTATCGCATCTAGTGCCAACGAACTTGCATTCCGTGTTGGCTCCTCAAGTTCATCTTCTGAAAAAATGAGAATTACTTCTACTGGTAATGTCGGTATTGGTGAAACAAATCCTGAATATTCTTTAGATATGGGTATTGGTGAAACGATTCGACTCAGACACACTTCAAATAGCAGTGCAATTAGAGTAGGCGCAAGTGATTATGATGTCAATCTAATTAGATTTGATGGATCCTCTGGCCAGACTGATAATGCATATTATGGTGGTGCATTAAGGTATATGGGATCAAGAGCCAGTGATGCTAATTCACTGTCTGTTTTTATGGATAATTCTCTTGGTACTGAAGTTGAAGCAATGACATTTTTGCAAAATGGATATGTAGGTATTGGTACATCTAATCCACAAAATAATTTACATATTCAAAAATCTAGTGGAAGTGATACTCCGGGCACAGGACATATAAAATTTTCAGTTGCAGATGATGGTGGCCCGGGTTGGATTTTTCGTGTTAGTGATACAGCTGATGACGGTGATTTTCATATAGATCGCCAGTTTAACGGAAGTTTTTATAGTTCTTTACGTATTGATAGGGAAACTGGGGTAATGTTTGGTTCTTTATATTGTAGTGAATACAGTGAGAATGAAGGAAGTGTAAGCATTGGTAGTTCTACTGTAAATACTATTTTTAATAACACCCCTCCTGCAGGAACCTATATTATAAATGCATACTTGAGATACAAAGGTACCGCACCAAGTGGCGACCCTGATCAATGTAGAATAAATGTTAGGAAAAATAGTACAAATCAAGCAAGTGCTGATATTTTAAGAAACGATAGCAATATATCAGGTGCTAGTGGTAGCAGTACAGGATTAGACGATTATGGCAATGTAGTTTGTGCAATTCATGTAAATGGTACAGACACAATTAATGTACAAACTTATACAACTGATCCCGGTGACCCAGGCGGTGCAGATTGTGATTGGGGAGTACAAGTGTATCGTATAGGCGGTTAATCGATAAATAAGTGTAATAACAACGGGATTATTACACATGAGCCGCAACCTTGAATTAGCACAACTTGCCAAAAGTTTAACTGTAGACGCAACAGGCACCATTACGGATTTAAATATTGAT